ACTCATTACCCCTAGTTATATCTTCTACGGAAGCAAAATTATCATCTTCAAAATCAAATTCAGCTATTATTGCGCTGTTATCTTTATCCATAATTTATGCAAAATTAAATTTTGTAAATATATTTTTTCGTACTTTTTTGGTATTTATTATATTTAAATATGTTTTTAATGCTTTTATAAAGCATTTTATAAAATTTAACTAATTATTTATTTTCTTTTTTCTTAGATTCCTCCTTTTTAATATCTAATTCTCTACTTTTCATTTCCATCTGGTCTGAATGTTTCTTCTCTTCAAACATTTGACTTCTCTCATCATTAGAGACTTTTCTATCCTGAAGGTTCATCTTACGAACAGCTTCCATTGCAGCTATAGGATCTAATACATTATCTTTATTAACATCTAAATCTTGTTGATATTTATAGATATCCATTGCTTTAATTTCTTTTTCATGTTCATACCTTCTTTCCTGCATATCAAACTGATGTTTTTGAAGATCTTCTCTGTTTTCATTCTGCATTTCAGCAATCTTCTCCTGCGATTTAAGTTGCGCTTCTTGCATTTGTTTAGCATTTTGTTGTTGTTTTTCTACAAGAATCTTAATTTTTTTATGAGTTTCTTCTGGAGAAGTACCTGATAAAATAGACTTAATTAATTCAGAAACTTGTTCTACACCTTCCCCTGCATTTTGTGCAAATGCCTGAGCCAACTGTAACATAGTTTGGTTATATTGTCTATCATAGTCAGAACTAACAACATAAAGACCTAAAGTAATTAAATCCAAATGTTTTGGAGTTACTTGAAATAATTCAATTGTACCGTCAGGAAGATAGTAATTAAACATTAAATCTTCATTACCAGATTCAATTAAGTTCTCACAGTAAGCCCTAAAATTATACAAATAATCTAAAACAACTTTTTTCCATACTTCATTATGTAAGTAAAAGTATGGTTCTGTTATAATAGAAGATTGTTCCAAAGCTTTAGAATTATCAGTACTAGTAGTGTATTGCAAGAATTCTGCTTTTCTTTGAGGGGGTACACCCATTGCTAAACCAACCTCTCTATCTAAAAATTCAAATAGATTTTGTAGGTTCATTAACTCTGCAGCTGTACCTAATGTAAATCCATCTACACCAGTAGTTCTAGTTGAAGGAGGCAAACCTCCATTAGTAGATGCAGACCCAGAATAAAATGCTCTACCTGTTTTCTTAATAAAAGTAAGAAAAGTAGCTACTTTATCTCTAATTTTTTCTCCATCTTCATCTTCACCTAATGTATCTGGTATTTGGTCTACATCAATAGCCTGTATTGCACCCTGATATTTAGCTAATTCTCTATTTTGTATATGTTTTACATATAATGCTTGTAAGTAAGTAGGTATAGCTCTCTCTACTAAAGACACGGAATATGCATTTTTAGAGGATGCAATTACACCTTTAGTACTTAACTCAAAGTTAGTATAAGGATTTTCAATAGATATATTTTGGTTAGGGACTTCCCTAATTACTGGAAATATATCTGTACCTAACCTTACGATCTCATATTTTCTTGGTATATAAAGTTTGATTGCAGAGTATTCTCTTTGCATTATTTCATCTATCCAAGTGTACCTATCTAAATTATTACCATACATTAATACTTTTTCTTTAACAGCATTCTTAGGTATAGTATAATTATCAGGCACAATTTCTGTTATCTTACTATTATAATCATCATAGTAAGACAAAAATATTACTTGTCTAAAAGCCTTAAATTCAAAATGAGTTTCCCATATTAACCTTTTAGTAATAGCCCTAGATGTACCCATATCTTGGTGAGACCCAGTAGTAGTATTTACTGGAGACCTTGTATCAGAGGTATCTAATTCTAGGTGCATCTCATAATTAAATGTATCTAGGACAGGTTCTGGGTTACCAAAAATATTAAATGAAGGATTTTTAGCTAAATTTACAGCAGAATGATTAGAAAGTCTATCTATTTCATCTTCTGTTAAATCAGGGTAATCTTCCATAGCCTCAGCTAAAGTAATAGGTCTTTTATACCAAATACAATCAGATTTTTCTATAAACATCTGATTAGGATTCTTTTTAAACCCTACAAAAAGAGGGTTTCTCGGCATAATACAAGGTTTACCATTCTTCCAACCAGAATAAACATAGCACCTATCATAGGCAATTAAATCTTCCATAGTATCCATCCTTTTAAATCTTAAATCTTCAGTATAATTACAATACTTAGATGCATGATTATAGAATATTTCCCATTCAGACTGGAAGTTTTTTACATTAATATCTTCAGGTTCCATTTGAGTCCTTACAGATTCAATATACTGGTTTATCTCTTCTTCAGACTTACCCTCTAGTTGTTGTTGAACCTTTTGTATCTCTAAGTTTACCTTTTCATCCACAGACCTTCTAATAAGACTTAAAAGTTGATTATTTTTTTCTTTTAATGCTTTAGCAGAAAGAATTAAAATTTTAAACTCAGAGTTTCTTTTTAAAGATTCTCCTTTTAGTACAGCAAGGTTATTATAAATAATTGGATAACCTAAAATAGTATCCTTTACTTCCCCTACTTCTTCCCCTAATGGAGAGCAAAAAGCATCTAATTGTTTTTGAATAGAAGTTAAATCATTATTTATAATCTCTGATATTGATTTTAGTTTATCATATTCAGGGATTGTTGCTACCCCATAGGGTATAATATAGTTCATATAATCTTTGAACCATTGGCCATCATCTTTATATTTTTCAGATTCTGTAGCCCTTAAATTAATCTTTGGCATTTAATAGAATGTTAGAAGTATTTACAATTAATTTTACAGCAGCCCATGAATTAGATATTGCATTAATCATAACTTCAGTAGGGTCAATAATACCCTCAACTAAAAAATCTTCATAGTTTTTAGTCTTGACATTATACTGGCTAATGTAGTTACATTTATCTAATACTAATTCAGGGTTTAAATTTGAATTAGAGATTATTGTTTCAACAGGTTTTGTTAATATTTCTTTAGTTACATCTGAAATTTCAGGTAAAGTTTTAGACATATGATACAAAGCATACCCACCTCCAATAATATATCCACCCCTAATAGCTGCCTTAACAGCATACAAAGCATCTTCTAACCTATCATATTCTTCTTGCATAGATTGTTCAGTTATACCTCCAGCATAAACTATAGCTGTATTACCTTGTAATCTATACATCCTGGCATAATAATCCATAGAATCATGCCCATTCTCAGCCCCCTCATATAGCAACCTTAATTTATCTACTCTTTTTTTAAGATATGGTGTATCATTATTATATATAGTCATATATTGTTCTGTGACTACCACTTTTTCAAGGGTATCTTTCTTAGATAAGAAGGCTTTAATATCTTCTATATTTTTATCCTGTCCCCCTCCAAAACCAGGTGTTCTTACTAAACATATATTTAACCCAGCATTCTGTTTATTGAGGATACAAGCCCTAATAAAAGCCTGACTAAATTCTGGTGCAATAATTAAAATTGGTAAATCTTCTTCTATTGCCCTTGAAAATAGTTCTTTATAGGGGACAATATTATTAATACCATCTTTAGATATTATAACATTTACATTTGTTAATATGCAAGATGTGGCATTGTTTTTAAACTCGGAGTGAACTAAACCAGTTTCAAATTGTAACCCTTTACTTATCTCATAAGTAGTCTTAGTATCCTCAGACCTCTCTAAGGATATTAAAGAATCTAACCCTACTTTATCATATATTTCTTTAATTAAATTACCTAATTGTTCTGAATTAGATGATATTGTTGCTATATGTTTAACCTTTTCTGTAGTCTCCACATTATTAGTAGAGTTTTTTAGGTAGTTAATAGCATAATCAACATCCTTATCAATAATATCAATTAATGTATTTATATCATATAATGTAGAATATTTTTGAAATGTATTTAAAAAGGATTGGACTAGTACAGAAGTTACTGTTGTACCATCCCCAACCCTATTAACAGTTTCATTTGCTGCAGATATTACTATTTGTGCCCCAATATTTTCATAAGGATTGTCAAACTTAATATGTTTAGCAACAGTTACCCCATCTTTTGTAAAATAAGTAGTACCATTTTTCTGATACGCAACTAGTTTACCATTTGCACCCATAGTAGACTTAATAATATCTACTGCCTTATTCATCCCATTTATTACTAATTGTTTCTCCATTAAGTGATTTTATTTTTTCTGTGTTATTAAATATTTTTTTATTTTGTGAAAGAAAAGCTAATTTATTTTTCTTTTTACCTGTGGAAGAAAGTTCATCCTTTTTAAAATGCAATAATTCAGCCTCTGCTAAAGCATAACCTAGGAAGCAAGACACAGCATCAAAGTTACCATCCAGTGTGTATAAAGCTATTTGCCTTATTAGGAATATATCAGGTATCCACTCAATAAATAGTTTTTCTTCTCCATTATATTTTAATGGCCTTAATAATGTATCTTTAGCCCTTTGTATTAAACCTAACTTACCTAATCCATTACCTACTAAATAACCTTTTTGAGTAGTATAAGTATAAGTACCGGAAGAACCCTTTTCAAATTGAGGTCTATTACAAATAAGATGTAATTTATTTTTACGGATATAGTATCCTCTACAGAAATCTCCTCTATCAGCCTCTAACCATAGACCTAAAGGAGGGTTACCATACATAGCTATTAATTTCTCTTGTGTTTCATAATAACCTTCTAACCCATTAGAGTGTTTACCTATGTAAGAACAAGCCATTTGACCCCCAGGATAACCTAAATAGTCATATTTAGGATTAAAAAACCCGTAAGTTACTCCTACTGAACCACCTTTATCTAATTCTTCTGCTACATAAGGGTCGTGACAGAATATAAACAAATCCTCAGGGTAAGTATTTTCAGGGGGAAATATATAAATCATTACACATCCTTCGATATCTGTCTTACTTCTTTTTAACCCTCTCTGTGAAAATTCCCAGTAAGGATTAACTGAAGATAATGGCAATGCTTTATAATTAACTTTACTTTTTTTAGTTGAATCCCACCATATTTCTACTGGCGTACCTAACTTTTGATATAAGTTATCAACTAGTAAAAATCTCTCTTGATTTGAGGCTTCTAGGGATGGTAGTAAAGATTCTTTAGAAGTAATCCACATCTGAGACGGAACTAATGGATAATTCATTTTTTCCATCTCTAATATCTTAGGATTAGATGATTTTCTTGCTTTTTCTTGTCTTGCTAAATAATATTCTATAGCTTGTTTAAGTTTAGTATTACCATTTTGATCTTTAAACTGTCTATCAGCTAAGTAAGCTGGCAAAAAGAACCCTATATTACCACTATCCTCCCAAATATCTGGGTGTTGTAATATATCATATTCCCAAGGGTGATGAAACATCTCTCTAAAACCTTGGGCTAAATCCATATTACCCGATGTACCTAGACCTACCTGAGAACCAAATTGTTTTTTAGCCCTTACAGTTGCCTTATTAGAGTTATGTACTTCTATACAATTTTTTGTAAGACCTTTTTCTTCTATTAATGATACTAAATAACGACCCCCAGCTGCAGCTTCAGCTCCACCAGTCTTTTGAGTAGAGTAAGAAACATGATATAAAGTAGCTAATGTACCAAATCCATCTTGCCATGCACCATTAATATTCTTTTTATACTTGTGCATAAATGGATTTTTCTTATTACCAGGTTCTATTGAACCATTAAAATTTTTATAGAATGGATTAGGGGAAAAATCTGGGTCTTCAGGGTCACCATAGGCACCTAATGTCTTAGAAAAACCTAATTCATTAATACAAGCTGCAACTTTATTTACAAAGTCTGCAGATTTATCTGTATCCCCAGAACCAACTACAGCCTCAGTTTTATTATCTACTTGATAATCCAAAGAATATCTTTTTTGCCCATCAAACAATAATGTATGTACATATTTACCTGCCGACCAAAAATAAGATTTACCTCCACCCCTTGACCCAGCTATATCTGTGTTACAAGATTCATTATAAAATAATGGTAAACCTAGATTTTCTTTATGATTACCTTTTACATAAGGTAATGGATTAATATATTCTTTAAAAGAACCATCAGGTTTAAGAAGATGATTATACCTTACTTTAAAATCTTCATTAAATTCCATTCTTTCCAAAAGCAAATCCATCTCATCTTTAGATACTAATGCCTTATCAGAACTAAAATAGTTATCATCTTCAAACCCTGAAAATCCTGTTATTACTAAATCTTCATAAGCCATCATCCATTCTAAGTCAGATAAATCTGGTCTTATCTTTTTACGAGTATTATGGACTTCATCTGTATCAATAATAGTTGCAAAATTTATATAAAAATATAATACTCCAGGACAAAACCTCCAACCATCAAAATCTCTACCCCAGTAACCTTCAATACATCTTTTTTTAATATCTCTCCACTTAATAAGATATCTTGGGTCTCTTGGGTGTTCTTTAGGTAGAGAAGGTATTAACCAAGTATTCTTATTCTCAATTACAACTAAATCTTTTTGTAATAATTCTAGGTCAAAATCTTCTATTTTAGTATAATCTCTCATATATTATATTAAGTTTTTCTCTGTAGCAGATTCCTTTCTACCACCAAATATTCTTGCCTCTCCCCTTTTTTCTGCTAGATATTTTTCCTCTATTCTTTCAAAATTCTTCATAATTGCATCTGTAGCTTTTTTCATCTGATCTAACTGTTTAGCAGTGCCAGGTAATACAACTCTTTGAGCCCTTGAACCTATAGTAACAATTTCATAAGAATCCAATGTATATTTAGTATCTCTTAAAAAGATGGCTCTTTCATGGAGGGCTTCTTTTTCTAGCAATAAATCCTTTTGAGTTGAGGTCAGGCATATTTTTCTAAACTCCTCTTGTTCCGTAGTGTATTCTATCAAAGGTTTAGGTAAAGTAAATACCTCTTCTAACATAGGTTCCCTTTGATCTTTAGGGATTCTATAATAAATATTTTCTTCCTCATCAGGATAATTATTAAAATAAAATGCCCACATTAATTTTGAAGAATCTACTTTATTTTTTGATTTATCTGATTCATATAAAATAGAAAAAGGTTTAATTAATGATAACTGAGAATTTAGTTCCCAGAAATTACTAATTAAACCTATTTCATTTGTTCTAATGAATTCAGCATTTACTTTAATAAATGAACTATTCATTATTATTTTAAGATTTTACTTGATACATACCAGAATCACAACTGGTGGTATTAAAATTAAGTTTAGTTGTTCCACTTGTTGTAGGATATGTACCCTCGGGTTTTACTTTATAATTAAAATAATCTTTTAATCCAGATTCTTTTAGTTGAGTAATAAGTTCTTCCAATGTAAGGGAATCATTATTAATGAATATACATTTGTATTTTATATCTACTTTCATTATTACTTTATTATTTTATTATTATATCAATTAACTTTAAGTATTCTTTTCTACGTATTCCTTACTTAATTCAAAGTGCATAGCATCAGTTCTCTGCCAATTGCCGCCCCAAGCAAAACCTTCAGATGTAAAACATTTTACTAATTCAGGATCTTGTGTAGAAGCCTTACCTAATCCATTCCAAGCAGCATTAATATCAATTGCACAACCAAAACTATGTACACTCCACTTTGAGTTAGAACCTCTTTGTAATCTTACATTATAACAACCATCCCAAGTCTTTATTTTATCTTGGAGTCCTTTTGCTATAATATTACGAAAACATTTTTCTAATATAGTTGGCATTATTTTATGACAATAAATTCTATTGGGAATAGTTGGAATTAATTTATTTATATCATCTGGTACATCCCATAGTACCATCCATTTATTTTCAAATTTATCATTTGGTATTTTAGGTTCCCCAAATAAATCAAACCATTCATTTTGTTTTAGTAGCATAATTTTAATTATTAATTATTAATTATTATATTGAGTTATCCCCATTAAAATTATCTAAGTTATCTATATCCCCATCCAATCCATCATTAATATCTTCAATACCAAATACTGGTAACAATACTTCTAAAAAATATGTCATTAGATATTTTAAAGTATTAATATTATCTGCAGTATAACCCACATTATTATTTTCCAATATTTTAGAACACACAGTTAAAGATGCCTCTGCAACAATAATCATCCTATCTATCATAGGGTGAGTATATACTTCAGGAGAAATCCATAGGAAGTTTTCTTTCCCTTCGGATTCAAAAGAAGATATTGCATCGCAATCTATAAAAAAATGGGGTTCTATAAATGGGTATTCTTTAATTGCTTCATCTACAGGTTGAGTACTAAAAGTAAACTCTTCTTTATATATAGGTATAAATAATTTACTTACATTATCCTTAACATTCTCTAGCATAGTTTAATATTTAAATTAGTATTTAGTTATTAATATAGTTTTAAAACCTCTTGTACAAAGTCATCCCTAAAATTAGTTGTCAATTCAATAGTTTTAAACCCACCTATTTTACCATTTAAAGATAATAGTTTATCAAAACCAGATTGTCCTGCTTTTAATGCCGATTGTTTTATATCCCCAGTAAAAATCATTTTACCCCCTTTTCCTAACCTAGTAAGTATCATCCTTAATTGATATTCTGTTGCATTCTCTGCCTCATCTATAATTAAAACATCACTAATAGTGATACCTTGGATATAAGCAATTGGTAGTATTTTAATTTGACCAGACCTAATTAAATCATCAATTTTATCTTTATGGTAAAGATTATACAAATTATCCTTAATAGGATAAAGATAAGGTGCAATCTTATCATCAATTTCCCCAGGTAAAAAACCTAAATTTTCTATTGCAACTGCAGGTCTTGTTATGGTAATAGAATTAATCTCTCTTTTAAACAACATATCTATAGCTGTAGCTACTGCTATAAAAGTTTTAGATGTACCAGGTTTACCATACAGTACAGTTACTTTATTTTCAAGTATTTGCCTTTTTGCCTCCTTTTGTTCCTCTGTTAAAGACAACTTATACTTAATATTTCCCTTAGGAACCCTCTTATCTTTGTTCTCAGTCATTAAATAGTCTTAATTGTTTATTGTTATCTATAATATTTAATTCATTATCTACTTTATTATTAACTTCACTATCTAAGTTTAATGCTTTAGGTATTATTCTAAATATAGAATGATTATTTACACCAACTTCATTTAATTTTGAAATTATATAACCTAATTCTACAGAATCATCTATATGTACAGTCTTATTATTTATATCTATATGCATTCACCTACCTTATTTACATTTAATCTTCTACAAAAAACTCCCATTCCTTATGAAGTTTAAATTTAGTTATAAATTCTTTTGCAGAACTAAAAGAAAATATAAAGAAATCCGTTACATTCTCAAATAATACATTTGCAAGATAATAACTATCTTCATCTGAAATAAGAATCTCAATTTTAGAGTCAGTTTTGATTCTTAAAATATTTTTATAATTACTTTTTTCAGATATCATTGAAACATTCTTGTAATTACTTTTAAAATAATCAAAAATATCTCTAAAATCTTTATTAAATATATCCATATTTACTTAAATTTAAATACGTTTAACTACTCCACTTATTAATAAGTGGTCTGTAGTATTATCTGATAATGTTACAGATACTCCTTTACTAAAAGCCATTTCATCCATATTAGCAGGTAGGCCAAATGTAGTATAATTTAGGGTAACTGAGTTAAATGTTGATTCTGCTGTACTACAACCACAGTCTGGCGATACAGAAATTATATTTTTATCCCCAGTATATTCAAATGTATAGGATAATTCTACATTTTCCCCTACATCTCCAAACATTTTATTTTTAGTATTCCACATTACTTTAAAATTATTTTAAACTTTTTTAGTTTTATATTTTTTATACCTATTGCACTCCTTTTGTTCATAAAAAATATCTGGAGTTGCACACCCACATTCGCTACATTTAGAATTTAATACACAATCAGGACAAATAGCTGATCTAATTGTAAGGTATTTATAGAATTCCATAGCATTTTTTGGTGTAAATAGCTTTCTTAACTTGGACTTTATAAACAGAAACCAACTATGTGGGTTAATATATTGTAAATAGTGTTTAAAATTCATTATTCTTTTTTAATAGTTATAGGTAAAGAAGTACTAATAGTCGCACATTGGGGGCAAAATAAATCTTTAGCTAAATTTACAGTCAAACCTCTTTTAAATCTTATACCAATCTGAGGTTGAATACTAATTAAATTATTAGACTGAGATGCTACAGTAAAACCAGCATACATTTGAGCTTTTTTAGCTATAACTTCCTCTACTCTACTTATTGTTACTGTCTCAGATTGAGTGATAATAGTAGAAACTGGTATCTTAATAGTATCAATTCTACCTTTAATATCTAAAGTTTGCTTATGTTTTATAATATCCCCTACATAAGTAATAGAATCAATTACTTCAGCATCTGGGTATTTAGTATTTGTTACACAACTTTGTATAGTTGTATCTTTAATAAACTTATTTAATACACTAACAATAGTGTCATACCTTATTTCATTTCTCGTAACTATTTTAGTTACTATTTTTGGGGGTAAATAGACTGGAATTTCTACTATTTTTTCCACCTTAATTGTATCTATTTTCTTTGATACAACAGTATCTTTAGGTTTATTATAAGTATGTCCTTGACTATGATTACATTTACTTA